TACCTGTATCGATGTCTTTCAGTTCGAGTGGAATGCTTTTTCTTTCAAGCATACAAGTACGGATTAAATTGTTATCGGCTCACGCTCACGGGTAAACGTGCCGGGTAAAGCTACGTAAATTTTAGATTTCCTAATTAATTTTCCGTTAGCATCACGCGCAAGCCTCACAGCAAGTGCGCATCTGCAGTTAGCCAAGTTCTCAATTGATGCGTCAGGATCACCCGGACCACTCATGTTATCATAGCCAACCAACACCTTACCCCTGTATCTCGCAACCCTGAATGTCTCGCCTTCTTTTTTTACTTCACCATCTACTTCGAGGTGGCTGTCACGTACACGGTCGTCATGCGCCGACACCCATTCGCCGGTAGTTTCCCATATAGATTCTTCGCGCGCGATCTGCGTGGCCTTCCACTGCGCCTGTATCATTTCGGTACGGGTGATCAGGCGGGCTCGTGCAACAGTGAGCGTGTCGCTTTCCATTTTGAAAGCCATCTTATCAATGCCCCATCCTTTCTCTTCACCTTCGCTCATTATTTCGAGGATGCGTTTTATAGTAGTCTCTGCAATCGGGCGAATGACTTTGACCAGTATTCGCAGGCGCAGGTAATCGAGGATCTTTTTTATCCAGATCAGATCCTTACCGAACCCCTTCTCACTCTTTACAACAAGTTGTTTGTTTGTGAATTTGATGTAGTAAAGACCAACAGTTTTGTATAATGATTCGATGATTGTTTGCAGTCCTTCGATGGTAAGAAGGTGATCGAGGTGATTTCTAGTATACTCAACGCCGTGTTCCCTCAGCATGGCAGCGTAGTGATCCATTACAGCCTTCAGAACTTTGTACACTTGCCTGGTGTATATACGCTCGAAAGCTGCAAGGCGCTTTCGGTTACGGTTGGCTAATATGAGACGTTGTAGTTTGGTCATTGGGTTACGATAACTTCTATGCGGTATGGCCTGACTCCTTCGCTTAGTGTCAAAACAAATGGCTCGCCCGAATCTGTCGCAGATTGTGCCGATTTCGTCTCCATCACCCTCCCGAACCAGTCTCTTTCAACAGGTGCTACGGTCTGCCCCTCCTTTGTTTCGTATGTTAAAGCAGCTTCGCGCATGAGTCGTTCCCTCATTGCGTCACGAAGGCCGTCACGATGACGCTTGGTAGTCCTGCACTGCGACTCCTCGAAGATAACGGGATAGCGGGCCTGTATTTGTTCCTCTATACTCATTGCGGTTCATTTGTAGGATCCTGCATGTCGGTAAGCCTGTCTATTTCCTGCTGCATACCATCGGCGACAGATGCTTCGGATAACGGTGTCACGCTTGATGGTACCCATGGTTCAGCGAATTGACCACCTAAAGATTCGTATCCCAATGATTCGCGTATGTCGTCAGGGGTGATAGACCAGATCGATTGCAACTTAACAGCAGTCTCAACGGCTTTTTGTTTTACCTCTGGCAGGTTTGTGTAGTCGCAGGCAATAAACGCTTTCCCTTCCAGGTTAAACGCCTTTAGCAACATCCTATTCATTTCCCCGTCCAGTTGCTTGCTTGCCGGTTCCATACTATTGGTGATCCAGCCAAACATCGCAGCTTCTTTATTGGCGTAAGTCACCTGGCTATCGAAAAACTCGTATGGCACATCAAACAGGAAACACAGCTCCTGCCAGGAGAATTTTTTTCCGTTCAACAGGTCCAGGTCAATAGCCGACTTACCTAAGTCAATACCTCCCCACTTGCCCTGCACCACAGCAACAGCGCTCTTCACGTCATTATTGTTGATCTTGCGGTCGATCACAGCTTTAATATCCGTCTGCTGCGCCGGCGTCATATTTGCGCCTGTCAGCTCATTGAATAACAAGAACCGGGCACCGTCGTTCTGCGCCATCCTGACCGATGAATCAGTCATGCTGTTGTTCATCTCCAGTGTTTTTCTACCCGGCTTCAACGGCGATAACCCGCGCAGGTGACTACGAACGTCATTGCTAAAATCAAGGTTCGTACTCTTCCAGTGTATCACATCGTCCTTTCGAATAAAAACATTTGTCTCCAGCCATTTGTAACCAAGGATGCCCCATACATTCATAGGGTCTGGTACGACGGCTATTTGATCAGCCGGCAGGATGTACATTTCAAGTACCGGCAGCTTATTGATAGCTGTATCATCGAAAGTCCCATCATCATTCCTGTATAGTTCTAGGTCGCCACGGTTCAGCCATATCATCGACTCACCCAAAATCTTCCAATAGCAACATACGCCTTCATAAAATAAATCCTGCCCCAGGTACGGGTTAGGACGATTGATTAGTTCGGTTAGCGACGGTGTGAAGCTATTGATTGGTTTATCTGCGAATGGTTGATACGCCTTTGACTGGCGGCGGTCGATGAATGATTGATATAACGTGACCCAATAACCACGGATAGCTGATTTTACAGTTCGTTTGGCAAGGCCTTTCTCCTCATACACACTCGCGTCGTATACAAACCTTGGTATAGATCCAAACTTGCGGGCGTACTTCATCACGATGGAGTATACGGCAACGTTCTCATCGAATCCGAATTTGATAGCGTTCTTTGCGTTGATATCCGGGTATACTTCAGGACGTCCGCCAAGCGGAAACACGCGACTAATGGAAGATCGCACCCCACTAAATAGGTTGCTGATTTGCGAACGAAGCGACGACATTATCGACATTCGGGGTACGGGTTATGAATCAAATATAGTGATAATTTGTAAGTAACAATCCGTGTAATGCCCCAACAGTCAGACGCGACATGTTAGAACGCGGCCCAACTAATGCGTCTCACTAGTTCAAAGCACATGCGCTGCATCATAGCATCGGTATAATCGGGGGAGCGCCCAATGATCGCCTTTACTTTATCCTTCGGCATCACTCCTTTCTTTTTGTCTGCATCGACTTCCTTCTGCCTGATGTTTTCAAGTTCCTGGTTGAGCAGTTGCTTAACACTTCTACCGTCCTCGATGAACATCGAACCAATATCAAATTCTACTAGCATACCGCCGGCGTTTATTTTTTCAGCCAGCATATACGAACACTGCGACTTCAGGTTATCGTAGTTTTCTTTTTGTAGTTTTTCTACCAGTGGTGGCAACGGTGCTGAGTTATTGACGAATCCAAAACAACCCGGTAGCATATCAACCACGCCGCCGCCGACTCCGTCATCATCTACAGAAACGTTACTCATTGGGCATTGATACTTGCTGCATAGTCTTTGTATTTCTTCGGCAACAAAAGTGATCGTTGATTTATCGATCACAACGACGTGAATGATAACAAACCCATCCCATACGTAGATAACAGTTTTATCCTTACCGAAACGCGCGACATCGCAGGTGATGAATATCTGCCCTGTCTTTGCGATCTGGTTTGTGTAGATATCAAATATCTTTTCTGCACTGATTAAACAATCATCATCCGAATCGTAGTCCCAGTCGCCAAGTAATAGACGTTGGCGGGCGGTCCCCGTCAATTGCTCTAGTACTTTTTCATACCCCTGTTGTCGGTGTTTGTTATCGTAAACCGATGATGGTATATAGGCTTTCTCAGGAGGTAGTTTACCCTGCTTCGCCGGATCAACGAAGTTGTATTTAATCCAGTTCTTTTTTGGGTTGCAGGTGATCAGTAGTTTTCGTTTGAGTTTATACTGATCATTCTTCCACCTGCCGATACCCAACTTCAGGTTGGTGTATGCGAGGTCGCTAACCTCTCCGCCTTCTTCAATCCAACCCCTTGTCCACTGCATTGAACCGAACCGTTCATACAATTGATCGCTTGGCAGGTAGGTGCATTCAAGCAATTGTACCACTGATCCGTTATAGCACTTGAAGTTATTATCCTGGCCGTTGAACTTCGCGTACTTATCGATGTTCAACCCCCAATTAGAAAACGTTTCGTGAATGGTTGGGATAGTGTAAAGCCTGAGGTCCTTCAGCACGTCGCGGGCGATAAAGTAACGCGTCTCAGGATATACCAGCGCATCATGGAAGATCACGTTTGAGCCAAGGTTACTTTTACCTCCTCCTTTATTTCCTCCGAAAACTATTTCTTCTGTGGTATTGTCAGCCCAACGTTTACAGGCTTCCAGTTGTGTATCCGATGGATCGTAGATTAGTTTCATTCATTGGGTGTGCTCTTGAACTCCATTCCGGTGATCTGTTTGATATCCAATCCTCCGCTTAGCTCGGTTTCTGTCTTGTCTTTCCACCCCATGTTTTTGAGCGCAAAGATCCTTCCAGCCACGTTGTTATCGCCTAAACCTTCTTCGTGATATTGCTCTATTCGGGTTAGGCTGCGCTTTATCGGGTAGGAAAACTCTAGCCTATCCCGGTACTCATAAAGGGAAGATTTGTCGGCAAAACCAAGGTGAAGGGCTAGTCCGGTAACAGTAGGTTTAGGGTTCTTAACCCGTTGTCCGGTTTTAGTGGTGACAGTTCCACAATCGGTTTGCTTAGTCTCAGTTTCCTCCGGAAAGAA